GGATGGTCGAGTACGAGGTAGAGTCATGACCCTACGTACTGTTACTGGTAGGATGGCTCACAACAGTCCTAATATGGCTCAAGTACCAGCTACCTACAGTCCCTATGGTAAGGAGTGTCGAGAGCTATGGACGGTATCTAATCCCGATACTCATGTGCTTGTAGGGACTGATGCCAGCAGTCTGGAGCTACGTTGTCTGGCTCACTACATGAATGATCCCAAGTTCACCAAGGAGGTTCTTACAGGTGATGTACATACAGCTAACATGAAGGCTGCTGGACTAACCAATAGAGATCAAGCAAAAACTTTCATCTATGCCTTTCTTTATGGGGCTGGACCTGCTAAAATAGGTAAGGTAGTAGGAGGTAATGCCAAAGTAGGGCAACAACTAACCAGTAAGTTCCTATCTAATATGCCAAAGCTTAAAATATTAAGAGATAATGTTACCGAAGCTGCTAAGACAGGAACAATCAAAGCTCTGGATGGAAGGAGACTACATATTAGATCGCCTCATGCCAGCCTTAATACCCTTCTTCAGGGAGCAGGAGCTATCATATGTAAGCAATGGCTGGTTCATATGGACGAACATATTAGGAAGGCAGGAGTAGATGTCAAGCTCGTAGCCTCAGTACATGATGAATACCAATTTGAGGTAGCTAAGAAAGATGTGGAAAGATTTGGACAGATAACCAAGGATGCTATAGGTGAGACAGCTAATACACTAGAAACTAGATGTCCTTTAGATTGTGATTATAAGGCTGGAGATACATGGGCAAGTACACATTAATAATCTTTATATTATTTTTATCTTTTCCTCTCTATGCTTCTGAAAAAGTAGGTATAGTTATAGATAGAGGTGGAAATGTTAAACTTATTAGACAACAAAGATCTATACAACTATCTGAAAAAGATTGGTTATATAAAGATGATCGAATCTTAACAGGAAGAAGTTCTTCTGTTGAAATTAAATTAATAGACGGCTCTCTTGTTAATGTAGGAGAGCTAGGAGATGTTTATCTTTTAGATCTTGTATATGATCCTATAAAGAAAGATGGATTCATAGATCTTAAAGTAGCTACTGGTGCATTCAGAATGGTAAGTGGTAGTATAGCAAAGTTAGGACCAGACCTTATGGTACTTAAACTACCAACAGCTACAGTCGGCATTCGAGGAACAGGTATTATAGGTAAAGCCAGTAAGGTCGGGATTGAAAACTTTGTGATCTTAGTTCCTGATCCTGATGGACACATTGGAGAACTGGTGGTACAGAACACTGAAGGTATTGTTATCTTACGTAAAGCTAATGAAGGTGTAACCATGATATATCCTGATCGAAAGTTAGCTAAGAAAAAATATACAAAGAAGTTTATTCAAAATCTTATTAAGCAGGTTCCTAAATTTAATTCTTTACATACTAAACAATTTAAATCTTTATTCTGGTTAAATTAAACGGAGATAGAATATGAGACACAACAATAGACAATTTGATAAATCATCTTATGATTCTAATGATCAACGTGCCAAGGATGCTATAGTAGGGTATCTAAATAAAAATGGTTATAAAGATATAGTACCAAGAGAAGATTATTTTTTTGATGTAGCTGCTAGAAAAGATAAGAATTATTTTTTTGAAGTTGAGATTAAGAATCAATGGGGAGATAGTTGGCCCCCATTCTGGAAGGAAGTTAGGATACCAGATAGAAAGAAAAGACTAATCAAAAAGTGGAAGGAAGAATATAAAGATCATGATTTAATATTTGTTGTCTTCAATACTGATTGTTCTCAAGCTTGGTTTATAGATGGAGATACTGTAAGTTCTTCTCCTATAGGGACAATTCAAAACTCAAGTAGGATTGGTTCACCACATTTAAAAGAACCATTCTTTCATGTACCAAAAGAAAAAGCTAACTTAATTCAAATAAATTAAAAAAGTACTTGACACTTATTTATATCCATGATATAATAGATGTATTAATAATTTAAAGGAGGTTATCTGCAAAGAAAAATTTATACTAATTTAAATTACTATGTTATTATCTTAATGTTATTATCTAATGAAAGGAATTTAATTATGAGTGTTATTTCAGGTGAAGCTTATTGGGCGCATATCATTACTCCAAATACAAAGTTTAATCCCGATGGTGAATGGAGTATAGAAGTCTGTAATCTTAATGCAAAGAATAAAAAGATTGCAGAAGGTGATGGCCTTACTATTAAAAATAAGGGCGATGAAAGGGGAGACTTCGTTACCCTGAAACAGTATGCCCGAACAAGAGATGGTTCTAATCGTTCTATATCTGTAAAAGATTCTGAACGTAATCCTTTTCCAACTAATAAACGTGTGGGAAATGGCTCAAAGGTTAATGCGAGTTATAATCCTGTAGCCTACACACAGTATGGAGGAGGAGTTAAAGGCTATCTCAATGCTGTACAAGTAGTAGACTTAGTAGAATATAATGTTGATGAATTTGATGTGGTCAAAGGAGGCTACATTAATGAAGAAGCAAGTGACTTAGCTTTTGCGTCTTAAACCCTAAAGGAGACTTGGGGGTGAGTAACAAAAGTCGTTATTCATCCCCATTTTTTATGATGAAAAAAATAGATACACTAGTTGAAGATATTTATAGTTTATTTTCTCTTGATCCTATTAAGATGAAGGAAGAAGAAGTAGATAAACATATAGATAATTTTGGAAATATGTTGAAGGTTCATATAAAAGAGTTTCTTTATGAGAAACCAAGAGATTATGGTAATCTAAGATTGTCTGCTATTGGTAAACCTGACAGGCAGTTATGGTATGATGTTAATACTAAGAAGGATGCCATTCCTCTCAAGCCAAGCACAAGAATTAAATTTTTATATGGATATATTCTTGAAGAATTATTATTGTTATGTGCCTCGATAGCTGGTCATAAAGTAACTGATCAGCAGAAAGAAGTAGAGGTTGAAGGTATAGTAGGTCATCAGGATTCTATGATAGATGATGTTCTTGTTGATTGTAAGAGTGCTTCAACTGCCAGCTTTCAAAAGTTTAAAAATAATAATTTATTGGAGGATGATCCCTTCGGATACATAGCTCAAATCTCAGCTTATGCTGAAGCTAATGGAGTAGATGAAGCAGCTTTCCTAGCTATAGATAAGTCCACTGGAGAGATATGCTTAACTCCTGTACATTCAATGGAGATGATTAATGCTGGTGCAAGGGTTAAATTTCTTAAAGGAATGGTTACTAATGGTAATATCCCTGATAGGTGCTATACTCCTGTACCTGATGGCAAGTCTGGTAATCTTAAACTTCCCTTTGGTTGTGTTTATTGTGGTCACAAAAAGGAATGTTGGTCGGATGTTAACCAAGGAAGGGGAATACGTGTCTTTGAATATGCAAAAGGTAAAAGATACTTGGTGCAAGTTGGCAAAGAACCTGATGTCCCTGAAGTAGTTAACTGGTAATGCATTGGGAATGTAAAAGCAAACCAGACTTAACTCAATTTGGATTTGTATATTGTATTACAAATAATAAAACAGGTAAAGCTTATATAGGATGTAAGCAATACTTTAATTATAAAAAAGGTAAAAAGAAATCTCAATCTAATTGGGAAACTTACATGGGATCTTCTAAACATTTATTAGAAGACATAAAGAAAGTTGGTAAAAAAAATTTTAAGTTTAAAATATTAGCAGAATTTAAAAACAAACGTAGTCTTAGATATTATGAGTGTTATTATCAAATGAAATATAATGTATTAACTTCTACACTTGAAGGAACTGATGAGCCAGCTTATTATAATAATTTTGTAGGTGGTAAATTTTATAGACCAGTTCAATTATATAATGATATTAACTAGTGTATCAACTACAGAATCTTTGTATGATATTACTAATAAAGATAGTGAACAAAGTCTTTATTTAGCTGTTATCTTACAAGCTTTGCTTGATGTTACTAAACCTGAACTTCAAAATGAATCTAAAGAAATTAAACAATATCGAGATCAAGCTCATGCTTGGTTTTTTGCTTCAGTGGGAGTGACTTGCGAAGAATTTAAAACTGTTTGTTACTATGCTGGACTTGAGCCAGAAAAAGTAAGAAGTTTTGCATATGAAGTTATTCAATCAGGAGATGTAGAAAATGTCAGAAGAAGATTTAGTTCCCTTATCTACTAAAATAAATCCATTTGATGTACAGGTTGGTGGAGATCATTACAAAGATTGTGCTATTCAACCAACTGTTTACTCTCACTATAATAAATTAAATACATGTGA